CCTCCAACAGAAGAAGGTAAATCGCTTTTAGAAGCTACGAAAGTTAAGTTAGTTATACCACTATCGTTAACGTCTACAAGTATACCTATTTTATCTATTAAATTCTCTACACTAGTAGAAGTAGGAACAGTAATAGTACTCCTTTCTAACTCTACCACCGGTGCGGTACATTGTTTAAATACTACAGAATCAACTCCTTTTGATTCCATTATTACATCATCTAAAGGGATAGTATCTATATCGTTACCGTAAACTATCTTTAATTGCCCTCCTTCTACCGTTATTGTAGCCATTATGTTAAGTTATTTAATTTAGTTAATAAATCATTTAAATCTGTAGCAGAGGGCGTAGTAACCTCACTTGCATCGCTTATAACAGCAAATCTAAAGTTAGCACCTTTAACGATAGATAAATCATTTCTTAAAACAAATCTAATATCGTTTTTAGCTATCGCTTTTACCTCGTTAGTAATAGTATTTTTTATCTTAAAAAAACCTCCGCTATTAGTTATCTCAAAAGCCATATTCTACAAAGGTTTAAATCCGTCGTTATCTCTTCTATAATAGTCTAAATGGTCCTCATCGTCAGTGATAATACCTGAGTTACCGTAACCGTCAAAAGCTAAATTAGTACAACAAGAGTCAGAATCTCTAAATAGAGGGTAATCGTTCTCGTTATCTCTTAAGTAGCAGATTAACTGGTCTATTAAATACTCCGCGTTCTTCTTCGCTAAGTTCTTTCTAATCTCTAACGACCTACTATCGATAGAAGTAGCCTCGTCCGTACTTTTAGACTGAATACCCGTAGGACTTACCTTAGAATGTAAATAAGGGTAAACCGTATAAGCTACCCACCAGGCTAAACCGCTCTTAATACCTCTAAAAAGTCCGTCGTTACCGTTTAATAAGGTAGTATTTAAAGCCGTTAAGGTATTATTCTTAACCTGAGTTAAAATCTCCTCGTAAAGCTTTTCCCCTAAAGCCGTTCTTACGTATAAATCCTGAGCCATAGTTATAGCAAAGGATAAACTACTACTCTGAACGTTATTAGATATATCGGTCCAATTCTTAACCTCTTGCTCCGTTATTAATTTTGTCTCTGCTAGGCTCATTATAACATACTTTTAACTAGTTCTTGAATATTAGTATTAATAGAATTAACATAAGTCTTTAACTCGTTAATTTCTATGTGTAGTTGGTCGAACTGAATCTTACTAAGCTCTTCTAACCTCTCTACTTGTGTCGAAGTCTTATTATCAATTAGTTCTAATCTGTTTTCTAATTTAGATAGCTCAATCTGCATAATCTCCACCTTTCTCTCTTGCTCTTTAATACCATTATGAATACTCTTAAAGAAGTAAGCAACTACTGCACCCCCTCCAGTTACCATATACTTAAATAAGCTATCTAGGTCCAACATAATTCTATAAGGTACTACTCCTCTACTTTTAAATTAGTTTCCTCTTCGTTTTTAATCTCATTAAATAGCCTTCTTTTTAAGTCTATTATTTCTAATAATTGGTTTTCGTCTAACGCTAATTCTTTTCTAGCAATAGCGAATACTACTTCGATGTTTTTTAAGTCGTTTTCGTTCATTATAAAATAATTTCTGTGTTAATTACTATACTATTAAATATACTAATTATTAAGCACTTGTTACTGCCTAAGAGTTATACTATTTTATAGTACTCTTTAATACCGTCTAATAATTGTTGCTTATTAAATAAGCCATTCTCTAAAGCATAAATAGTACGCTCATAGGCTTGAGTTCTACCCATTACTGGAGTTGTCCCATCAGCTTCAAAAACTAAATTACCTAAATCGTCTTTTTCTTGCATTTGCGAACCATCAAAGTGCTTATGCTCTTGACCTCTTACAAGTTGATAACCTTCTGTTTTATCTTCTACTACTATCCCGCTTGTAGCGTTGTATAATTGCTCTCTAAGATGAACCACTATTTTAGGTGTTGTAACCTCTTGTCGTGGTACTTGTATTACTGGAGTATCAACAACTAACCTTTTATTTAGTCCAGTATCGGTATCAATACCTAATTCAATTGTCCAATCTTCTGTTATTACTATTGCCATTTTTTAATTTTTTAAATATTTTAATATTGTCTATTCCCATTCCCTAAATCAGTTGACGCTGTTACTGTTATGTTTGCATTTAATGGAGTTGTTGCATTGTCAAAACTACAATTAGCCACTTTCATATTCATAGCTACATTACCTTTTATACAATTAACTGTTGAATCAGCAACTTCAAAATCACAATTAACAAAAGTAAGAACAGATGCTCCGTCGTCAATAATAGTGGCGTGTGCTGAACCCCCTGTAGTTTTTTCACTTATAAAAGTACATCTTTTTAATTTACTATTGGAAGTACTATAATTATAAAATGGCACACCATCTTTATTCCTAAAAGTACAATTAATCCAATTAGTCGTGAATCTTGAAAGTACAGCATAATTTCCCGAATTAGTGGTAAAGTTTACATTTTCAACTCTTTCAGCGTCAGCAATAAAGGCGCAATCAGTAGTATCACTAAAAACATCGCCGTTAATTAATATTGAATTACTAGGTACGTTTAACGCTCTTATTCCACTAGTAGTCTTAGCATAAAAATTTTCTATCTTGTAGGGACTCGTAGAAGAATAAACAGCGTAACCCGATACACTTATGGCTGTAAAATCTTTGACTATAGGATTTAGCGACTCCAATAAAACACAATTACCACTATTAGATTTAGCATCAAAGTTCGTCGCTGATGTTACAGCAGACCTAACTCTCAAAGCTGTTCCAGTTCCTTCTGCTATTGCTTTGAAATTAGTAACATCACCACCAGCATTTAAAAAACAAGCCATTCCAGAACCTGTACTGATAGAAATAAAATTTGTTAACGAAACACCTCCTAATACATTATTCAAATAAACACCATAACCAGTATTAGTTTTAAAAGTACTGCCGCCTAGTTCCCAAATATTAATTGGTGTTATTGACAAATCTACCAGTAAAGCTGAACCTGCTTCACTATAAACGTAACAATTAGACATATACAAATCCCCAATACCAGATACGAAATGTAAAGCATTTCCAGTTCCAGTAGTTTTTATTATAGACCCATTTATTATTCTAATTATATTATTTTGTAGCTTGTTATATATAACAGCACTTGAATCATTAGCGGTATTAGTAATAGTGAAGCCGTTTAAGTCGAAAGTTATATTATCGATATTCGTTGTTGTATTTGTAGAAATAGCCGCAGTTGTTGTTATATTATCGTGTAAAGTAACAGTAATATCCCCACCTAATAAATTGGCATCATTTAACCCCGATTGTATGTCAGCGTAAAAAGTTGGAATCCCCGCGTCAGAACTGCGGACAATTTCAACAATCCCATAACCAGCAGATAAAGCAACCCACGCTGAACCATCATAACGGTATAACGCTTCTAAATCCGTATTAAACACAAGTAAATTAGTGGCTGGCGTACTAATCGCATTCATTTGAGCCGTAGTAACTCTTGGAATTAATAAACCTTTATCTGTTGCAGATACTTCAAGTTGTGATGAATTATCAGGCGTTGCAGTACCAATACCGACTTCTCCGTTAGTAAAACCTTGTTTGAACGTGTTTAAGTTAACTGAATGATTAGCGTCATTCGTTAAGTCTGTATTAGCTATATTGGTATCACTACCACCAGCGACAGTTAAATCAATAGTCTCTATCCCTCCGTCGTTAGTCTCGGTAATAGTTACCGAACCGTCTGAACTTACAAGCTTATCTATTAAGTATTGAGCTTGTTGGTCGTTCTCTGATACCTTTACCTTAAAAGTACTCTGAGCGCCTTCTAAAAATATACCTAAATCTAAAGCCATTAATCTAACTCGTTATTATTATCGTTTAAAAATTCGTCTCCTCCTTCTTCTAAAGCCTCGATACCTAAAACACTTGTCCTAATCTCGTTAATAGTCATTACTCTACTCATTAACTCCTCAGAACCTAAAATATCAATAGGCTTAAGAGGTTTAATCTTAGATTTAACGCTGATACCGTTACGCTCTAATACTTTATCTAAATTCTCCTCTATAACTACTTGAGAAGGTCTAATTACCGTATTCTGATAGTATTCCATATTAGCACGAGTTAAGCTCTCCTCCGATTGTAAACCAGTAGCTACTTTAATACCTGCTAAAGCCATAGGAGTACGATGTGACATTATAATCTCTTCGCTTACCTTACCGTTAAGTAGAGTAAACATTTCGTGAGAATCGTTTACAGGTATAGATTCTACCATCGTTTTCATATCCGGATTAGTAGACCAAGTTACTACTACCTTACCAGCGTTCTCAGAACCGCTAAACTTATTATTAATAGACTTCTCTACCTTCCTTCTCTTTTCTCCGTCGCTTAAGTCCTCGAATAAATGGATATGCATCGAACCTACCATTCCATTATCTAAATTATTTTTATGAAATTCAGCTATTTGGTTAGATATCTCGATGTAATTTAAAGCGCCTAAGTAAGATGGCTCAGCGTAAAATAATTTACCCGGAGAGTAACACATTCCGTTAACTAATTCTCCTCTTTCTCTAACTAACATTCTATCCGAAGATTGCCAAGAAGCGATAGGCTTAGGCTTGTAAATTTCGTCCTCAGGTTTAAAAGAATTTCTTTTAGTGGCAAATTTCCAATCTGGAGAAAAATAATACTTGTCTACTTCTCCGTTCTCGTTCATTTTACCGCTTCTAACGTAAGAAAAATCTACGTTACGTAAGTAAGCTACGTTACCGCTTCTTTCGAACTTAGACTGCCAATAGAAACCGTTAAAATAAGCCATATCTATAGCCGTTCTTCTTAAAAAGTCTTTATCTAATCCTTCTAAAAACCTTTCAGCTTGAGCTACTTGATTATCTTCTCCTTCGAAGTAAAAACCTTCTCCGGCTATAAACTTAGTCTTAGTCTCTAATAAAGCTCTATGGATAGAACAGTTATCTGCTAAGTCGATTAAATAATCTGGAAAAAGATTATCCTTACCGAAGTAGATGTAATCTTTCTTTTTATTCTTTCTTATATCTACGTCCGGAGTTACGCTTTTAGTCGTAAGGTTTACGAAAAAAATATTACTTGCCTTGTTCTCTTCCATATTTTACTAAAAATAATTTTTTATTCTATAATTCGATATTACGTAAATTAAATATATCCTCTGTCTCTACTATTTTGTGTTTAGGGTAGTACGGGAATTTATCCCCTAACTTAAAGTTATTATACCTCTCTTTAAACTCGTCTATTTTATCTAACCAGTTTACTTTCGCCGCAGCGTTATCTAACTTACTATTAATATCCTTTCTAACCCACGAGAAGTGGTGCATTAATACCTCATCTTCTCTAAAAACGTAATAAGGTGCGAATGGTTTAAAAGCACAAGCAGGGTCTACTAATACCGGAGACATATTACCCATATTAACCGAAGTACTACATATAAACGGCATATAATACTCTTCTAAAGGCTCTAACATTAAAGTAGGCTCTTTGAAGTAAGTAATCATCTTAGAGTAAGTAGTTTTCACACCAGTAGTTAATACTACATTTATAGCGTATAATATCTCATCTTCTTTGTAAAAGTGGTCTGTAGCGGATAGGAAAAAGTGAGTACAATTCTTACTCCTAGCGAATTCTATTAGCTTTTGATGTTTTCTCTTTTCGTTAGTCTTAGAATCTACCGTTAAATCTGGTTCGTAAGAAAAGTAAGTATAGCTAGGGAATCTAGCCATAAATTTTAAAATGTCTTTACATTCATTACCGTAATTACTTACGGTTTGGAATCCTATTATTATTTCGTCTACGTGGTCCTTAACCGAGTTAATAGCGTGTTCTAATAACTCTACTCCGTTAAATACGGTATAACAAGCTGCTAATTTCATTCTCCAAACTCTCTACCTAGTTTTCTAACCTCTCTCATAGATAAATCAAGCTCTTTAATCTTTTTATCGTTATAACCGATTATTCTATTAACTCCTACCACCTTAATAAATGGGTAAACGTCTTTAGTGATAGAACTACCCATACCAATCATAGCACCGTTGCCTATCACTAATCTCTGATGTATCTCTGCGTTTAGACCTACGTTAGCGTGTGATTTTATCCAAACGTGACCTCCTATATTAGCACCAGAAGATATAGTTACATTATCAATAATCTTAACATCGTGACCTATATGCGCTTTAGTCATTATAAAGTTATTGTTTCTAATAACAGTATCTCCTTCAATAGATTTGTCTATCGTTACGTGATGGTTTATAAGGTTATTACATCCTATATGAATCCTACCGTTAAACTCGTTAGCCTTTCTAATCTCTCCTCTACCTCCGATAACTACAAAACTTCCTATCTCGTTGTTATCCCCTATCGTTACTCCGTCGTGAATAACTGAGTAAGGACCAATAGTATTACCTTTACCTATTACTACGTTTTCGCCTATTATAGCGGTTTCGTGAATGTTATTTTCCATAGTCTAATATCTTGTTTTTAAAGTTTGCTTCTAATAAGTTTAACCCGTCTAAAGAGTTAACTATTACCGAGTTATCGAATTTACGAAATTTAGTTACATTTTCCGAAGTTTTTAAGTCGCAAATAAACTGATTACCGGATAATTTAACCTTAAGTAAATCGGGTCTTTTTTTAATCTTCTCCCACATCGTATAGTCTATAGAGTGGTGTTGATTCGCCCAAAGCTCGTAGTTAAGTTCTTCTATTAAATCTCTTCTAAAGCAACGCCAAGCGCCTATAGGTTCTCCTTGTCTATGTCCTATATAGCCGTTCCATTTAATCATATTACGTTTTTCTAAGTCGTAGAAGTAGCAATCTAAGAACCCTACGAACTTATAACCCTTGTTAAATGAGTCGATATAGAAGTCTAAAATCTCAGCGTTTAAAGTATCGTCACTACCTAGCATTAACATCGCATCGAAATCTATATTCTTAGCTACTTTAAGAGCCTTATTAAGCTTTTCTCCTAAGATATTACGATGAGTAACGTATCTATAACCTAATTCTTTAGCTATAGGTTCGTCTTTTAAGTCTCCTACGGCTAGAACTTCTATATTATAGCCTTTACCCTTTAAAACTTCTAAACCTTCGTTAAAAAGCCTTAAAACGTCGTAACGTCTATAAATCGGTACAAGTACTAAAAATTTCATATATGCTTAACGGTTTTATTTCTAAGATAGCAGAATATAGGGAATAAACGCTCTAATATAAACGGATGATAAGTGTAATAAGGTCTATCGAATACCTTCTCGCATAACTCAGGCGATAACTTTTCTCTAGAGATATAGTTAGCGTCTTGGTTACATAAATCTCTAAGTACTTTAGATTCGTTTATAGTATCTATTACAGGTATAAGAAAGTCTAAACAGAACTCTTCGAAGGTATCTACCGAAGCTATCCAATGATTAGAGTAAATAGGTTCCATTTTTAAACTCTTATCGCTAAAATCTATACCCCAATCTAATTTATCTGCTAAAAGTCTATAGATATCAGAAAATAAAGGATGCCAGTTATCCCCTTGTAAGACTAAATTAACCTTATCTAGTTTAGGAAAAAAGCTATAAACGTCGGCTTTATCTTCGTCGTTTTCTATAGTTCGTTTAACGTAGTTAGAGTCTTTTTTAAGTTTCTTATAAAACTTATGGCTTACTACCCCGAAGTATTCGTGATGCCTATAATCCTCTGACTCGAATAAGCGTCTAATAACACCGCTTTCTAAGTTTTCGTCCGATAGAGGATTGAAATATGGAACAAAGTCTTTAGTTCGCTCCATATTAACAATTTTCTGTAAGCTCTGGTAGTAAATCTGTCTTACTCTAAGCATAAAAGGTCACCTAATCCTTTTTCGATTAAAATCTCTGCTAATTTCTGATTATTCTCTAAATCGTAGTTACTAATTACAGCACTACCTAAAAGAATCTTTCTATTTACGTTCTTAAACACCCATTTCTTAGGTTTTAAGGCTTTTTCTTCTTCTTTAGGTAAGTTTACCTCGTTTTCGTTAGAAAGTTCCTTAGAACGTCTCTTATAACTTCTTTTAGTCTTTTTCTCTTCCATTTTTAAATCGTTTTAATAAAGATAAAAAAAGGAGGCTATTAACCTCCTCTTCTTTTAAATTATATTCTACTTCTATTAAGCTTATATTTAATTTAATTTAGAAACGATTACGATAGACTTTGAAAGGCTTTCGAACCGTTCCGAACCATTAACTAAGCTTAACTAACTATTAAAGTAAGTAACCCGCTAACGTAGAGTCAGTTGTAGTTGCGTCAGTAGCAAAGAACTTCTTAGCTTTACCTCTGTTTACCCCTGAGAAAGTTAAAACATCTCCCGTATCGTCTCCCGGTGCTGCACCAGAACCTTTAGTTTGCTCTGATAATTCTACTCCGTCAGTTTCTCCGATAACAGTCCATTTACCATTCTTATCTTTAACAATAAATACTAAAGAAGTACCTACCATATCCTCGATAGCGTTTCTAACCGCTGTAGAAGAGTCGATAGTTCTAAAAGTTAAAGTCTCGTTATAGTAATATCCTGAGTTAGCTCCTACTTGTAACTCCTCCGTCCAAGACGCAGTATCTTTATGAACCGTTAAAGCATATAACCCTTTATACGTTTCGAAAGTGATAGCGTCGATTTCTCCGGTAACAGTTTCAGTAAAAGCAGTAATTTCTGACTTATTCCCTACGTAAATCTTATCTTTCTCGATTCCCGGTACGTTAAAAGTCTCGTCGCAAGATGGTCCTACCCAACCCGCTGTAATTAAACATTCTGCCATTTTAATATCTTTTTAAAAGGGAGTCCGAAGACCCCCGTTAATAAATCTTATTCCTACTAGTAGTTAGATACTACAACTTGAGAAGGGAAATGAATTTGGAACCCTGCAGCGAATCTACCTTTAACCCAGATATTCTCCATATATTGGTCCATTCCTACTTTTAATTCCATTTCTTCTCCTTCAACGTCTACAGCTAATACTAAATCAGACTCTTTGATAAGTACTAAGTAATCTGTTCCGTTTAATCCCGGGATACCTTCGATAGCGATGTTAGTACCGTCTACGAATCTCTTCTCGAATCCTTGGTTATAAACTACAGTACCTTTACTGTCTCTGTATCCTCTCTCGTACATTTTAACTTTATCGTCTCCCATTAACACGTACCATCTTTCGTCTTGGATAGTAGAGTAAGCGTCTACTGGTAAAGCGTCGTATAAGTCTTCTACTTTCTCAACGATGTTAGACTCAGTTAAAGCACCTGCAGTCAAAGCTTGAGCAGCTGGAATACCTCCACTTGCAATCTCGTCTGCGATTACTTTGTTAAGTCCGTTTAAGTGGTCTAAAGAACCTAAAGCATTAGGCGCAGTAGCTTTATTACCCTTAACTAAAACTTGCTCCATCATCTTACCGATAGCTCTATCTAAAGAAGCCATTAACTCAGCCTCTAAAGGTGCTAACCCTTCGTAATCCTGCCCAGAAGGCATAATTTGACGAGTAAACTTCTTTTCTAAGTCTCTTACACAGTAAGAAGTGTTAATCTTTAAAGACTCTACAGTAATGTCTCTCTGCTCGATGTTTAAATCACCTGAAGCGTTGAATCCACAAGCTTCTCCGTTTTGTAATAAGTCGTAGTCGTGTTCTACGTCTGGTAATTTGTGCGCACCCGGTTTGAATCCAGTATACACAGTAGCTAATCCTGCCAGTCTTGACTTCATTACAGACTTAGCAAAAAATGTAGATGCGTGTTCAGTAGTATAATCTGATAACGCTGTTAAATCAAATGCCATTTTTTATTATTTTTTTAAGTTTCTAAATACGTCTTTAGCCGTTTCTTTTTTATTCTCGATAGTTGGCTCTACTACCGGAGTTAAATCTTCTCCTACCTCTTCTTTTAACTTTTCGTTTAAGTCTTTTACTTCGTTCTTAAAAGATTCGTTAAGCTCTTGAGATTTCTTAAGCATTTCGAAAGTCTCTTCTAAAGTTTCTTTTAAGTCTTTGTTCTCAGACTCTAAATCTGCTTTAACTTCTTTTAAAGCCTTAACCTCATTAGATACTTCAGCGTAACGCTCATTAAGTTCGTTAGAAGCGTTTTCTAACTTGTTAGATAAGAAAGCCTTAACCTTAGCTAAGATTCCTTCTTCTTTTTCTTCGATAACTTCCTCAACTTCTTCTTCAGTAGCTTCGTTAGTTACCTCTTGAGTCTCCTCTAAAGTTTCTTCCGTAGCCTCTTCTAAATTAGCTTCAACAGTTACCTCTTCAGTAGTTTCCTCTACTTTTAATTCTTCTGCCATTTCTAAATTATTAGGTACATTTTTAAAATTCTTAACTAAACCAGTAGTAGCTTTTGCAGCTACCGCTAGACCTTCCGTTAATCTAGTAGCAAAACCGTACTCTAACGCCTCTGCACCAGTTAACCAAGTCTCTTCATTCATTAAAGCAGTTAAACGCTCTCTTGATAGATTAGAGTTCTTTTCGTAGATACTTAAGATAGTCTCTTTAATCTTATCTAAAACGTCCGCTTGTTTTCTTAAATCCTCTGCTTCTCCTCCTGCCATTGTCCAAGGGTTATGAATCATAAAGAAAGCACTCTCGCTAATCTCTAATTCATCAGCACCTAAAGCGATAACAGTAGCGATACTTGCGGCTAAAGAATTAATCTTAACAGTTACTTTATTAGGTAAACCTTTTAAATAATTGTAAATCTCAATTCCTTCGAAAACAGAACCACCCGGAGAGTTAATATTAACTAAAACCTCTTCAGTAGGATTACCTATCATATTAGATAGTTCGTCCTTAAGTTCTTTAGCGTAGATTCCCCATCCTCCAATCTCGTCGAATAAATCTACCTCTACTTGATTATTAATCTTTTGTGCTTTATACCACATATACTATAATATTATAAACTTTATTTAATTTAATTTTTTACGTACCGTAAATTAACTCTTATAATTATTTACCCATTTATAAACTGCCGACTCCGATACCCCGTATTTAATACTTAAATCAGTATATAAGTCCTGATTCTTAGCATCTGGGTTATCTTCTTTAAGCTTTCTATAGTCAGCGCATAGTAAGTATTTATTTAATCCTCTAGGGTCTAATAACCCTTCTTTAAAAAGAGTTTCTACGGTTTTAAAGTCTACGTTTAATAGTGTCGCTAGTTTTTCTTTGTTAGTCATTTTTATAAAGTTGAGTTGTTTTCAATTTCTGATATTCTAGTCTGAGCCTCGTTAATCTCTACTACGGATACCGTAGGCTTAATATCTATACTATTAATAGCTTTTAATATATCACTATTTAAAGAGTTAGGAGTCGATATAGTCGAAGGATTAGGTAGTATACCACCTCTAGCGAACTTTTTACCTCCTCCGGCTTCATTAATAGCAGATAGAATACCTCCATATTTCTTAGTAGATTTCTTGTTAATAACCGCTTCTCCGCCTTCTAATTCTCCGAAAGGTGTTTTAATACCTCCTTGAGCGTGGCTTGGTCCACTTAAAATACCCCCTTTAGCGAATTTCTGACTCTGAATAGTTGCAACTTGTGCTAAAGCGTTAGCCGTAGCTATACCCGTCTGAATAATACTAGCCGTAGTACCGGTAGCTCCGAAGGTAAATGCGTTACCCGGTTGAGTAATAGAAGAGTTAGTAGTCCAGATATTCTGAATCTGAGAAGCTAAATCTACTAATACCTTAGCCTTCGCCCAAGCTTTAATCTTTTCAGCGTTAGCCTTTCTTGCATCTTCGTCTCTCTGTAAGAAAGCTATAGTACTTCCTATTAAGTCCTGAGTCTGATTAATTAAGAATCCAGTAATTTCGTTTCTAACCTGAGCTTCTCTCATTTTAGCCTCCGTTAACCTCTCTTCTTCTCTTATTAATCCGTCCGTAGTCTCTCCGGCTTGTTTTAAAAGTTCAGCTCTTTTTAATCTTGCAAATTCTATATCTGGGTCTTCGTTTATATCCTTAGTATCGTCTACGAATGTATTAAAGAATGGGTCTTCATCTTCGTTAAATCCTTCCGCGTCGCTAATACCTTTAGAAAGTTCTTTATAAAAAGCTAACTGTTTATTTACGTTTTTAATCTCTTCTCCGATAGCCATAATCTCGTCTACCGTTTTAGCCTTCTTTAAATTCTTTCCTAAGTTCTTTAATTTTTCCTCTAAATCTCCTATTAACCCTAATGAATCGTCCTCTTCTCCGGTTCTACTAGATATTTCATTATTAACGTCTCTTAATAATCCTTTTAAGACCTTTAAGAAACCTATAGCGTTATCTTTTTCTTCTCCGGCATCGAATACAGATACTTGCTCTTCTAAGTCTTTAATCTTATCGATTAAGTCTTTAGCGTCGGTCTGTAAAGAGAATAAATCTAAACTACCTAAACCTTCCCTATAAGCTTCAGCAGAACCTAAAAAAGCATCCATTGCAGCCTTATTTAATTCTCTAAATCTTTCGATTTGAGCCTCCGTAGGGTCTAACCAATCTAACCCGTCTTCCAATTCCTCAAAAGCTTTCTTTAATTCCGGAGTTACGTTAGTTAACTCGTCTACTATCGTTTTACGCTCTATTAAAGCTTTATTAGTTCTTTTAACTCTTTTCTCTACCTCTTCCTCTTCATCACCCCATAAGGACATAACAGATATTAAAGTAGTAATACCTCCTACTAATAACCCGATAGGATTAGATTTAATAGTAAGGTTTAAGAGTTTCATAGCTCTAGTTACGTTCTTTAACCCTCCAGAGAAAGCGATAGAAGCAATCCTAGCTGTAACAGTAGAAGCCGTATAAAGCTTAGTAGCTAAGTTAGTAGCGATTATAGTAGCCTTATAAGCTACCCAAGTCTTAACCCCTATAGCTATAACCTTAAATAGATTCTTAACCGCGTTAGTAAAGGTTTTTACATCGTCCTCGTCGATAGAGTTAATAAAGTCTGATATACTTTCTATAATATCTCTTAAAGTACCTTTAGAACCGCTAAACTTAAGTATTAACTCTTCGTAAGCCGACCTTAAACGCTTTAAAGCACCTTGTAAAGTATCTCCCGATTTATCCGCTAACTCTTGAGCTGTATTAGCAGTATCGCTATAATCCTCTCTAAGCTTTTCTAAGCTATCCGATTGGTCCGCGAATATCTGTAAAGCTGTAGCACCTCTAACTCCTACTAACTCGGTAGCCTTACCTAATTTATCAGTAGAATTAGCTACTTCACCCATAGCCTCTTCTAAGGTTAAACCTTCTTTGTTAAGCTCTATAAAGACTCTTCTTAACTGCGTTCCTGCTATACTTCCAGATATACCGTTATTAGCTAAAACACTTAATAAAGCTGTAGTCTCCTCTAAAGTCCTTCCGGTAGATTTAGCAGAAGGAGCTACTAACTTCATAGACTCTTGGAACTTCTCTATATCTAAAGCAGATGATGCGAAAGAGTCAGCCATTACATCGGTTACTCTAGTCATTTCTGAAGCGTCTAAACCAAAAGCTCTAAGAGTAGAAGCAGATACCGTTGCAGCCTGAGCTAAGTCTATCCTAAAAGCTGTAGATAGGTTTATAATACCTGATGATGATTGCTGTATCTCCTTCGAAGTAAAACCTAATTTAGCAAGTTCTAACTGTAGTCCGGCTACTTGTTCAGCCGTAAATACCGAAACCTTTGCTAATTCTCTAGCTGATTTCTCTAAACCTTGTAATTCTTCGTCTGTAGCACCTGAAACCGCGCCTACATCCCTAATAGCTTGCTCAAAGTCTATAATTACTCCTACTGCCCCTTTAAAAGCTTGAAAGACTCCTCCGATAGCAAAAGCACCGGCTAAAGCACCTCCTACTCTTTTAAAAGCCGTAGTAACTCCTTGACCTACTCTAGTAGCTAAAGACTTAGTTTGTCTTAACTCTCTATTAAACCTTCTTATAGTAGCTTGGTTCTTAGTAATCTCGCTTCTAAGCTGTTCGAATCTCTTAGTACCTACCTTAGTACCGTCTAATTCCTTTTTTAAAGCTTTAGTCCTTGCTTTTAAGGTTCCAAAGTCCTTTATCGCTTTACCGGTATCTATATTAATACCGAAAAATATTTCCTCTTTAGCCATTAAACTATTTGTATAAATTCACACTTAACCGACTCAAAAACTCCGGCTTTATAATCTTCTACCTTATTAAGATAATAATAAACTCCATTAATTAGCTTAGGCTTTCTAAAATCTAAGTTTACTATATCTACTCCGGTTAATCTCATATACGCTGTGTAAAGTCTAGCGTTATTAAATTGCCTTATCTGTTCTCCGTAATATCTACTAACTAACCCTCTATCGTTTTCTTGAATAGACTTATCTACATCGTTTAAATCCTTAAAACTTAAAGATACGTCGAAAGGACTAGAAACCCTTTTAATAAAGTACGCTGAAGGATATTGAGTTTTTAACACAGACTCAAATGTAAAGTTTCCGTCTTTTAAACCTTCGTAGATTAATAATCTAGGATTTAATTCTATTTCTTTTCCGGTAGATTTAAAGTTATTAATCAGTTGAGGCAGATATAGACTTCCACCTGCTGTCTGGATAATAGTACCACTTCCCACACTTCCAGAGAAGCGAACACTTGCGACTTTTTTCTCATCTTTTAAAAATTCGTTATCTAATAGTCTACTATCGTCTGTAAGATTAGTTTTCCAAATATCCTCAAAGTTCTTTAATAACTGGTCGTTATCGTCTTCTTCGTACTCAAAGACTAAATCTCTGTTTAACTTTTCATCTAACTGCTCTATAGTTTGCTTCTTAGATACGTCTATCTTCTCACTCCAATCCTCTGCTTCTTCTATAGACTTATAAAAGTCGTCTCTATGGAAAAACTCTACCGTCTTAGCTCTATCGTCCGTAATATGTACTAAGTTAAATAACTGAACGAAGTACTTAATAAACGAGTCTTGCTTCATATCGTAAACGAAGTCCTTAATACTTATCTCTTCTCCGTTAGATAAAGGCGCATAAACCGGAGTAATATTTAAGTTATTAGAACCTACGTCTATCTTAGGGTTAGGATTATCCGAATGAACTACTACTCTAACGTAATTACCCTGAGCTATAGCAGTCTCATCGAAAGATGTCGATAATTCTACGTTATTAGAGTTAGAAGGTAGGCTTATAGTCTCCGAAGCTAACTCGCTTACAAACGATAGAGCCGGAGTAACTTCTTGTACCCTTAATACTATATTATTAGATATTATCTGCGAGTTCTTAAGTATAACCGAAGCCGTACCAGTATAAGTACCGTCTAAGAAAGGTGCTACGTAGTAAGTACTAGACAGCATATTAGAACCCCCGTCGAAGTCTGTATCTGTAAATAGTAAGTTAGTGTCTTGGTTTTCTAACCTTCTAGGAAAGTACAAACCGTAAAAACTACTAACCTCTACTCTATTCTCGTTTAAGGTATCCGAAGAAGTAGCTAACTCGGTATTAATAGCCGGTAAGATTAAGTCTCTAAACTCCTGACGAGCGAAGAAACCTTCTTTTAAAGTATAACCTATATTTCTAAAAATCTTTCTAAATACGTCGTAAACGAATACGGAAGGTAAAAACTCTTCTACTTGTATTAAAGACCCTTCATTTAAGCCGTTAAAATAACCGTAATTAATAAGAGGGAAGGTATAACCGTTATCTCTACCGTTATAAGACCAAGAAGCCTCTACGTTAGTAGGGTTGTAAGTAAGAGTATCGTAGTTTAAATCTCTTATATTCTTGTCCTTGATTAAAGACCCCCAATCCGATAAGTCAGAGTAAAGGATAATATTATAAACCCAGTTCTTACCGTCGCTAATATCTACGCTCTTAAGCTGCATAGAACCCTCTAAGTATCTAATACCGTCCTTTTCTATTATAGCCGGTACTCTCTTATTCCTATCGAAGAACCCCTCCGCGTTAATCTTAAAACTATGTCCTAATAAAGAATCGTTCTTTTTAGTTCCCGGTATCTTAACCGTCTTGCTATAAGTTCCATTACGAGTCGATATATCTCTAAAGTCGTTTATAGAAAACGTAAGAGGAATAAAGAAGTCGTAAGGGTTAAACTTATCTAACTCGTATATATTTAAAGGTGTAGCCATTAATTACGTTGTATTATTTTCTCATAAGCTAATTCGTACTCCATAGTTACGTTATAAGAGTACTCTGCTAACTTCTCTACTCCGAAAGTAGTGTTAACTTGAACCGGTAATCTATATCCGTCTACCACTAAGTAAACCTCAGGAGATTCTACTAAAGTTAATAACCAGTCTCTCTCTTTCTTAGATACGATTCCGCTATTAACTGTATAAACGTCTTTAGTCTCTACTCCGAAAGTAGTTACTGAACGCTCAGGAATAGACCTAACAGCGTTTAATACTCTCTTAAAAGTTCTCTTTTCTACGTCAATATCTCTAACCTCTTTACCCTTAAAAGTAAAAGCGTCTATACCTCCTAAAGAATTAACCCACTCGAAACGTCTTTCTACTCTAGTAGGCGAACAATCGTCTTCTATTATAAACGTCCTTAAATCAGCTAAGATAAATTCGTCTATTCTAGTTTGAACCGTATACTTAACTACGTCGCTAGTTATATAAGCTGATAGGTTACTTGGTCCTACTGGTACGTTATAAACTCCTTCTAAATTAGTCGTAGTATCCGTATCTATTACTATGATATTAGTAGCTATTAAAGAGCCTTGATTATCATAAGTCCTTAACACGTAATCTAAGTTAACCGCTATCGGATTAGTACCACCGTTATAAGTCTCTGTAGCGTTAATAAAACTCATCTGATAAGAGTCGTTACTACTTATCCTAACCTCCTCTGGTTGAAGAGTAAGCCAATTATAAGCCGAAGCACCGTTAAACAAAGCATTAGTACTATAAAAGTCGTCTAAATTATAATTAACAGAACTTATAGTAAAGTCGTTCATAAACACGTAAGGAATAGTACTATTTACTCCTATAAAAGTATTAGCGCTATCGTCCGTAAAGCTAGTTAAAGTTAACGTAGCGATACCGTTACTAATAACATCATATTCCTCCGCATACTGAACGTAAACTTCTTTACTTAAGTCTACCGAAGTAGATGAAGTAGAAGTACCTAAAGCTAATAAGTCAGAACCTAAATACTCTTGTATAATAGAACTTAAATCGAATATGAACTCGTTATCGAAGTTACGTCGAGTCCTAAGCCTTACTACGAAGCTACCGGAGATATAAACGTCTACTACAGCGTTGTAGTTATTATAGTACTTACTAACCTCTACAGCTTGTTTAAGGATACCCGGTAATGTAGTCTCTGTAGTTACTGGAGTATCTATAAAGAAACCCGTCACGCTTACTCCTTCAGTACCGTTATTAATAGAACTAACTCTATGTACTCCGTTATAAACTCCTGCATTCTCTAAGTAAACGTAATCTCCTACTACTAAAGGTAAAGGCTGAGTACCTACTAAAATATCTTCTCCTGAGTTATCAGAACCAAATAAAGTACCGTTAGAGTCCGACTCTCCAGATATTGAATTAGGAGATAAGTCAGAAGTAAATTTGTATTCTACCGGTAAATAAGCTGCACTATAGCTATCCGGTCTTTGAATTACCGTTAAAGCCATATTAGTACGCTAATAAAAGTTCTACATCACAAGCAGCAGTATCCGCCTGAGCTTTAATATTGTCGATATTAGAGAACGAAGCAAAAGCGCCCTCTGTAGCCGATACGCTTAACTCCCTTGTGTTAAATACAAAAGCTTTTCCTGCTCCTAACTTAACATCCATAGTAGCTCCTCCAGTATCCGATAGCCTTAATCTTACAAAGTTTGTTCCGTCTCTATTAATTACTATTAAGTAGCTTAAGTCTGTTAAAGAAGCAGGTCCAACTGCTCCTAAGTTAGCTAAAGTAGTCTCCGAAGTAGGTACGTTTACTGTCTGTAATACCGCGTCTTCTCCCGTTAATGTTATACTCTCGTTATTACTTACCGCGTAAGTAGTTCCGTTGATAGTTACGGTAGCACCGAAAGTAGTTGATAATATTGTACTCATCTATTTAAAATTTTTCTAATTTCTAAAGTTACATCCTCTTTACCCGTATTTAATATAAGGGTTTTTAAGTTACCTTTAAACTTATCTATATTATTTCTAAAGATATAAGTAGGTTTAATACCTCTCTTCTTAATCTTATTAGCGATAGCGAAGGCTATAGACCTTACACTACCCTCGTCCGTTATTCCTAGCTTAGTAGTTACCCATCTTTCTAAAGGCGCTATAGGAGGTCGTTTACCGGGTTTCCTTCCCTTGTCTACGAACTTCCAATAACTCTTAGCCTTAAACCTAACCGATACTATACCTCCTAACTCGGAAGCTTCTACCCTTAAAGACTTCGCTAAGTCTCCTGTAGCGTTCTTCTTTTCTTTATTAAGGTCATCTATAATACCGTCTATCATATCGAATCCGGCTATCTTAACCCTAATAAAAGTCTGTGAGAAAGGTCTAGGCATCGAATACGTCGTCGTTACAACAAGTACTAAATCTTACTTGCTCGGTTATTGTAAATGATACTTGCCACCCCGTATGATTCTTATCCTCGTCATCTATTAAAGGTAAGACAGTAAAGTTATCTTGAATAGTCCAATCTGCTCTCTCGCTCTCGTTATCGTAGGTTAAAATAGTATCGTTAAAGTCCGTAATAAAACGACTTATAACTTGGTCTAATATCCTTTGAGTAGAATCTAAAGTAGTATTAACCTCGTCCATAGTTCTCTCTTCGGATAATATATCTATAATCTCCACTACTAGATTCCAATTATTAACGAAGAACCCTTCTCTAGCTGACTTAGTTATACTAACTGGGTCTACTACTAAAGCCGGATAAGTTAATTCGAAGTCCGTATTAAACTCCGAAGCTAACCCCGTGTAAAAAGTCTTAATAGCTTTATGCTTAGTAGCTAAGTCTTTAAAGATATTCTGTACTGTACTTAAATTCATTACTTATTATATTTTATATCACATTCGTTTTTTTCTTGCTTAATCAGTAAGTAGGTAAAAATCTCTCCTACTTTATAGTCCGTTATCTTTTCCTTTTCCCCAAAAATAGCGCTAATAATCGCTTTATCTTGAGCCAAACTATAGACGGTAAGTAAGCTACCATACTTCCTACTAATAACGTCATAACCCGCTTTAAGTTCTTTAGCTTCGTACTCTTTATTAAAGAGAGGTTCGAATCGTTTATAGATAAGAGAAGATTGGTCAAAAAAAAACTACGTATTCTATAAGCTGTTAATACGTCTAGCTGTTTAAATAGCTCATACTTCTCGTCCGTATCCTTGTAGTTGTATTCCTTACCTTCCTCTAATATAAAGAACGCTAACAGCTTTCTAATAGCTAATAATGGCTTGTCTCTATAATTGTCTTCTATCTTCTTAATATCCCAGTATTGACCTGCTTTAATACTGTTAATATCACTAGGAACTATAAACCTTCTATCGTTAATTAAGAACTCTCCCACCGGTTCGGTGTCAGATTCTAGGTCTTTAGTATTGAATAAAACATCAATCTGACTTACTAAAAATTCGATTTCTTGCACGTCGCACCTTTTTACTAACTCGATGTCTAATCCAGATAGCGTAGAAAATATCTCTAAGGAGTCCATTTCTTCGTTTATCTTCTCGTAAGTCTCTAAGGTTAGTTCGTTCCAACTCTCAGGCATAGTAAAGTCTATCCTTTCTCCTTCTCTTTTTAAGTGTCCTTTTACCATAGTTCGCTTGTATCTTCAATAATGTCTATAGGTTCGTATTCTAAAACCTCGTAAAATATAAAAGCTAGACCACTCTTAGGTAATCTAGCGTCGTGCCAATCTCCATTATCATCTAAGTAAGCTTCGAATGGCTTAGGCTCATAATGAGGAGAATACACTAAGTACGTTCTGTCCGTCTCTGGTAATCCGTGTTCTTTAATCGATTTCACTTTTTATAATCGTTTTTATAATACTCTAATGCTTTAACGTAAGCTTTAAATAGCTTATTAACGTAGACCTTAAACAATACAGGGTTTATCCTATTACGACCTGTAATAGAATCGGAGTACATATCAATCTTAACATCTACTCCTTTCTTTTCCCTAATATACCACTCTACAACGCTTGTAAGCTGCTCTACTGTAGCGCTATATTGAGTCTCTCGTATAGTATCGTTAATATTCATTACTTAAAGATATTAAACTTTTCTGACTTATTCCTAATTAAATAAATCCTTTTTAAGGCACTTTTTAGACGTTCTAACGAACTTTAAACTTAAAATAGTATTATCTATTAACTTAGTCTTAGAAAACGTCTTAAATCGCTTAAAATAGAAATTGTAGTTTGTAGGACGTTAGTCCGTGCTTGTGTGTCACGCGACTATTACTCTTAACTTAAACTTGTATTAAGCTTTAACTTAAACTTTAATTTAATTTAGAAAGACTTACGTAATAGTTCGAAAGGGTTTTAAAGGCTTTGAAAGGGTTTGAAAGGGTTCGAAAGGATTAAACTAACTGTTATTTAATTAGTTAGCTTTTTATGATGTTTTATATTTATTCAAATTTTATAGAGGTATACCGTAATTATTTTTGCATAGTTTAAAACAGTTTTTTGTTGGTTTTACCTATCAGACTTAATAAAAAAGAGAGGCTGGTTAAACCTCTCTAAACATTAAAAAATAAAGTTATGAATGAACGTCTTTTAACCTATTTTAAATTGTATCGTTTATAATACATTAACACGCTTTTTAGCTTGTTTTGTATCGTTTATCATACAGTTTTTACTCATAATCTTCCACTATTTAAGTTTTTAGATATTTTCTTAATTAGTGTCACAAATAATGTCAATTTTCGGGACAATAATTAATTTCTAACTCCCTTATTTTCAGCGTGATTAATTTTATTAGATTAAATCGTCTATCCAAGATTTAGAGCCTACAAGGTCGAAATAGCTACGCATCATTACGGTGTCTGCAATATCTGGGGAGCGACCTAACATAGTTTTAATAGTCTCTTTACCTTCTACCGCCCATTTAACATCTTTATCCATATCTTTTCTACGGATTAAAGATAACTCTTCGTTTAACTGTTCTTTAAAAGTGCTATCTATTAAATAAACCTCTTTCTTTTTAAACTTCTCAGCTAAATGAAAATAGCATTGACTTTTTAAATTACTAAAGTTTTGCTTAGACCCTTCAACCTTAACCGGAGTCGAGTTATTTACAAAGCTCTTGCATCTTAATTGGTCTACGACTCCTCCTCCAATTCCGTCAGCATCAGCTATAACCCTACTCATAGGAATATAGTTTTCCGTAGCTAACTTTCTAATTTCTTGTGATGTTTGGACTGTATCGTATTTATCAAGCTTAATAACCCTCTCTAATCTCCAACCGTTCCATAAAGCTATAACGGTACTATCATTACCAAAACGAGCTATATCCGCAGTTATATACTTTTCTCCTTCAGTTACAAACTCATTAGTATAAGCGTCTACTATATTTTCAAAAGGAAATAGTTTAGCTAAATCATCATCATACTGCCAATTACCATATAAAAGCCTCTGTTTAGAAGCTTCATCTAACCTTTTTAAAGATTCTATATAGGAAGGGTGTAAGTGCTTATTATCTGTTGCTAAAGCTTGGATAAACTTTCTATGCTTAGGTAAACAGTTATCTACGCTAGGTTTAAAGAATGAAGTAAAAACCCAATTCTTAGCAGGGTTACAAGTCATTAATAGCTTAGGTGTTAAATTATACTCATTTAACTTATAACGAATCCTTGATACTACAATATTCTTAGCTTTTTCTACCACTTGGTTAGCCTCGTCTATCATAGCGCCAGTAATCTCAAGAGAACCTAAACTATCGAAGTTAGGGTCTGAAGGATATAGAAACAAATCCTTTAGAACTATCTGAGATTTATTTTTAAAAGTTATAGTTTTCTCGTTAGCGTTATAATTATACTCCGAGTCAATACCTAACATTCCGGTAACGTCAAAGAAAGAGTTAAGGGTGGTTTTCTTTAAAGCATCTAATTTAGAACGTCCCATTAACCATCTAGTACCCGGATATTTTATACAATTATGTATTAACCAAAGAACACCGAAGAAGGACTTACCCCCTCCGGCACTCCCACCGTATAACACCTCTATAGTCTCCTTGTCATTTAGGTATTTAAACGCTAATGCTTGTTTCTTAGTTAAGTTTATGTCATTCTTCACCATAAGTACGAGTCCTTCTAAATTTAGCACCTACGTATCTACACGAAGTAGTGTACCTAATCTCGAAAGGCATAGCACTAACCTTAGTTCTAAACTCCTTTCTCTTTCTTCTATTTTCTTCTAATAATTTACTCCTCATTATCTTCGTCCGGCTCGATGCCTATATTAATTTGTATTCTTTCTCCTTCGCTAGTAACGTC